AACAGAACAGTTACCGGAGCGAATGAGGGGGGCAGTTTCAGCAACAGCAAATTCGTCAAACACAACGAACACTTCCAGTTCTACGGTGCTTGTATCCGGCGTATCTTCAGGGCATAGAATATCACTTGACGCAGGTAATGTAGTTTCAGACGCAACAAGTTTTCAGTTCGGTGCTGATATAGACCTAGATGCAGAACTTTAACCCAAACCAAAACAAAAATTATGTTAATAGAAAACGCAAAATACATTAACGAAGAGGAAACAGAAATGCGCGTAACAATAGACGGTGCATTATATACTGTTCCAAAGGATTTGAGCAATAGGCACTATAAAGAAATAGTTGCACAAGAAATTTCGATTGCTGCTTACGAAGCTTAAAACATGACTACATCTTGGGAAGACGCGGCGCGTGAAGCGCTTGCGAATGGTAAAAAGAACGATCCTCTAATTGATACAATAGAGCTTAATCATGTTGATACAGCGACAGAGCTTTTCTATGTAAGAGATTTTCAGGAGCATGATTTTACCTTAGAAGACGGCTTTACTGTGCAAACATTTCTGCGGGCAGGTTTCCAGGTTGAAACACCCGCTACCGCTTCCCAAGGATTGCAACAAATGGCAATTCGCATAGATAATATTAATCTAGAGGCTAGCGATTTCATTAACGAAATTAAACACAGTAAAACGCCTGTTAATTTAGTTTATCGTCAATATTTGTTAAGCGAACCTACTATTCCTGCAAGGCGACCTTTGCGAATGCTTTTAACAAATTTTAAAATAACTATCGACAGTGTTGTTGCAAAAGCAACTATTCAGGATATTGTGAACACTCCTATGATAGCTAAAAAATACAATAAAGAATTATTTCCAGGGTTAAGATAATGGGTGAAGATTGGACAATTAAATATTTAGCTCAGACATGGGAAGAGGTCGGCGGTTGCTGGGGTCTTTATCAAGCTTGCGTTAAAGACAGGTTAAACATCACGTTGCCTATTTTTCCTGCTGTATCTATATCGGACATGCGTTTTTTAGTTAATATGATTAAAAAGAAGCAGGCCGAAGCGCAAGATTGGGTTGAAACTTCTAACCCTGTAGAAGGCGATTGTGTAGCAATGTCTTCAATTCATAACGTTTTTAATCATGTCGGTTACTATATGAAAGGCGGGTATGTTCTACATTCAACTCGAAAATGTAACACTGGCGTAAGTAAATTATCACATTTGAATCTATTGGGTTACAAAGAATACAAGATTTATAAGCATGAAAAATTTAATAGAGATAGTTGATCAGCAGAATTTAGATTTCAATAGATATGGGCGTTTAAAATTAGGCGTTCCATTGGGAGAGCAGCTAGACACTGAAATAAGCCCTTTTGAAATACCGCGTGTTGTCACCATCGACGGTAAAGTTATGATGCGAGACCAATGGTCTAAACATCGTTTAAAAGAAAAAGAAATTGTAACAACGGTGCCAGTTGTAGGAGGTGTTGACCCCATTACAATTGTGGCTATTGCGGTTTCGCTTCTCTCTGTAGCAACCGTTCTGTTAGCACCTTCTCCGTCTGTTCCTTCTGTAGGTAACATATCCTCAACGCCTGAAGCAGCGCCTGTTTTTAGCATAGCGGGGCAGCAGAACAAAACTAAACTTGGTCAATCCATAGAAGTGGGTTTTGGAAAATTTAGACATTGGCCTAGTAATGCGGCAAGTCCTTGGAATTCATTTGACGGATCGAACGATGAGATATTGCACGCATTGCTTTGTGTAGGCGAAGGTACCTATACAGAAGATGAAATAAAAATAGAAGATACTCCTATTGGTAATTTTAGCGGAGCTTCTTATGTAATGTATCCCCCTGGAACGCCTGTAACCGCATTCGCTCCTAATGTTGAAACAGCGGCGGAAGTTAACCAGGTTCAGTTATTTGCACCCAATGAGCCTGAAAACGAGGATTGGGGAACCGCTTACGTTGTTGGTTCAGTTGGTTCCACAACTACGAAAATTCAATTTGATATACAAACGCCTAGAGGTCTATATAAACAAGGAACCCCGTTAACCTCATTAACAATAGACTATGAGGCGCGTTATCACGAAATCGACGATAACGGCGACGATGTTGGCGGTTGGTCGGCTCCTATTCTATATTCAATTACTGGTTCAGCAACTACTGTTATAAGAAAATCTCACGACATAACAGGTCTATCTTCAGGCAGGTATAAATTTCAAGCACGTAGAACTGACACCAAAGATACCCTAACGGACGCAGCACACCAAATTGACTTGGTGAGAGTTAAAAGTTTTAATACTGGCGGGGATGTTTTCACTAATCAAACTGTGTTAGCGGTTACTTTAAAAGCCACCAATAGAATAAACAACAACACTCAGAACAGAATTAACGGACGTTTCCAAAGGTTGTTAGACGTATACAACGAAACTACAAAGGTTTTCGATCCTCTACAAATTACAAATTCGCCTGTTGATGCAATTATTTCATTGTTAAGAGAACCTCAACACGGAAATGTTGACGATATTAACATATTGCTAGACGAACTTGCTGTAATGAGAACAGAAGTTGCAAACGACGGTATTGTGTTTAATTGGTTAATGGAAAGCGACGCATCTGTTCGCGAAGCAGCGAATACAGTAGCTAAAGTATTCAATGGTAAAATAATTGTTGATGGAACAGATTTTACTATTTGGCGCGATGTCCTGCAGACAGAATCTAAGGCAATGTATCAGCCTAACAACATGGTTGCTAAAACATTCTCTCAAGAGGTTAGCATGGAAAATGCTGGTGATTCTTACGATGGTGTTGAAATAGAGTATACTAACTATAGAGATTGGCTGCCTCGAACAGTTCTTTGCACATTGGCTGACGAAAGCGGTTTAAATCCTGAAAGAATACGACTTGAAGGCGTTACTGACGAAACGCACGCGTTTAGATTAGGAATGCGTAGAAGATCTGGACAGAGATACGAACGCGACAATATAAAATTTGCCACAGATATTGAAGGTTTCCTTCCTAATTTCGGAAATCGCATTCTAGTGGGGCACGATGTCCCTAAATGGTCACAATTTGGAAGAGTGGTATCAATTGATACCGACACCAAAACCATAGTTGTTCAAAATCCGCCTGAATTTGAGATAGCGGAAACGCATAACATGATGATTAAAACAAGGCTTGGCGGTGTATACGGTCCTTTCGAAGTTACCGATAATGCTGAATACGGCTCAATTGACTATTCAACAGAAGAAAGTTTTGATGATATTGTTTTTGATCCTGCTTTCGAATTACCTACATTTCAAATTGGATCTGTAACTAAACCTTTTCTAACCGCTAAGATAATATTCTTGAAATCGCAAAAAGGCGGCGAGCAAGTTGCAATAACTTCTACAAACTACGATGAGCGCGTTTATGATTTCGACGCAGCGTTTCCCCCTTAAACTATGTTAGACTCAATACCTAGTGAAATGATAACTATGGGCGCTGGTGCGGCCATGGGTTACTATATCCGTATGCAGGCGCAAAAGCAGGCTGACTTTATGGCAGTCGCTACCCTTGGGATTAAAGCGCAGAAACAGAACAACGAACATCAAAACGACGCAGCTAAACGAGTATCTGGATGGGGTGCCGTTACAAGGCGATTTGTGATCATCATAGTCATAGGCGTAGCTTTCCTAGGTTTGCTTTTAGCTATGTTTGGCGATTATCCGGTTACTGTAATGCACGAAATGCCTGTTAAGTCGTGGTTATTCGGTTTAATTAAAACAGGCGGTGGGATACAGACAACTACCGCAACAGGATTTGTTTTGCCCCCTTACGTCCCTCATATGCTATCTGCTATCAGCGGTTTCTTATTCGGAGCTGGAGCAGCTAAAGTAACTACTAAATAATTTGTCGTAACCCTGGCAGGTGCAGCAAAAAAAAAGAAAAGAGCCGGTCGCTTGTGCTTTGGGGACCGGCTCTTTCTATTTTAAGCGGGTGTCGGAAACTCTACCCGTTCTTTAGCCAGTAGTATAGGTTCTAAATCCGATTCGCCAACTGTTAGAGTATCTATTCTAACATTGTCTCTGCCGCGCCAATCCGCTAGTTCAAGCGCTTGTGCGTCGTCATTTGCAATGCAAACAGCGCGCTCTATAACAACTTCAGGTGTTCCAGGGTTAGTAGTCCTGCTTATCTGTATTATTTTCTTATTCATAGTTATTTATTGTATCCAGTTTCATCTATCATTTTGAGAGCTTCATCTATATACCATCGTCTGTCTAAGTCTTCAGGTATTGAATCAGGCAACATCATTAAAGGTTTTGCGCCTTCGCTTCTAGGAACAGCATTGCCGCTTGCAGCGTATATTATTATGCCAGGGGAATTAGTAGAGTAATACCAACGAACAACCTTACCTAAGTATTCCCCGTCTTTAACAGCACCGCCTCGAACACTGCGCAAGGTTATGAAGTCGCTTATATCGGTGGCAGAATTAATAGTTATATCTACAGGAACACCTTCGCATAGAAACTTTCTTATCGCATGTATGCAAATTTCGTTAACAGGATTATTTTTACAACCGCTTTGCGTTTCAGATACTAAACACATTGTCCCTTTACCTTTAGCGCTACCATTATTTTTTAAAGCGGTATAGTTGTTGACGTCCCTACTAAGCAAAGCTTTATAATGGCTCGCTTCAGTCTCAAAGCTAGTTTCGTATTCCCAATACTTTATTATAGCATCTAGATCAGCTTTCTTAGTCCTGGGGCACTTGATAACAACGCCGTCAGTATTAGCTGATACAACAGGAATACCTCGAGTTTCCAAAAGCTCAATTAACATTAATAAAGAAAGTTGGCCTGTTAAAGTAACTTGAATTAATAATTGTGGAGAATATAGAATAGAATACTTAGAACCAAGTTTGCCAAAGCTACCGTTAATAGTAATCTTCAGAGATTCGGAAATGATTTTATCGCCTCTTGCTTTAGCTTCTAGACGGCGTTCAACAATAGATCGGTAAACATCTAAAAACGGTTGTCCTAAGTGTTCTGGATATAAACCTTGATTTAGAATTATGCGCGGGTAGTAGCTAACAACGTCTCTATCCACAAGAAAACAATCTTCATCCTCTCTATGTGCAACTCCATCTTCACAACTGTGAAGTCCGCCAATGCCAACTTTATAAGTTGTTGTTCCAATAACTGTTTTAAGTTCTTTAATTTGTTCGGGCAGGGCAATGCTACCGCTATCCTTAACTATGAAAGGCGCGTTACGAATGGTTTCTAATACGTTTTGCATTACGGGTGTTTCAAACTTAACAAAGTGGGGTACATTGTATTTGTATGCTTTCCCTGGGAAAACGTCGGGTCGTTTGGGAAACTTACCTGTTAGTTTCTTAATTTCCTTGCTAATTACCTTTTCAGCAATTTGCGCGTCTGATTTAGACCTTAAATCGGTGTTGTATTCTTTACCCATTTCAATACGCAAATCAAGCTCTGGTTGTAGCTTCATATATAGTTTGAAGGTGGAACTAAGGTCATTGTAGCAATACCACCTTAAAACGATTATTTGAGGGGGTGTAAGCGTTGAATTGGGGTGAAACGGGAGGTCTGCTAGTCGCTTTGCATGTATTCGGCCCGCGTATATCTTTAAACTGGTCATTGTGCCAGGTGCAACTTCTCTTAGATCAATTGTATTGAACTTTAGATTAGGTATTTTGTATTCCCGTAACAACTCGTTTGCTCTTATCTTTTCGATAATAAGACGATCCGACATCATCTTTAGAAATCTGTTATCGTTGTTCTGCAGAGCGCCGTTAATTATAACAAAATCGTAAAAATTACCATTAAAGGTTATTGTAGTGAGCGCTTTTAAAACCCATAGGAGCTTTTTAGTATCTAAAGGTTTACCAGGTGTCATTTCAAATGATATTGTCTTACCTGTTTTAATAGATCCTAGCAGTATCAATAGATAGTTTTCGTAAACCTCAATATCCAGTAAGAATTTTTCTTCTTCTACTGCAGCCCTAACGATTTCATCATTCGTTAACTCATCGTATTTGAAAGCGCTAGCCTCTTCAAAATTAGGCAAATAGTCTGGAGCTTCCCAAGTTCTTTCAGGCGGTTCTGCTTTTACTTTGGTCTTGGGTGTATCAGCCCAAAAGAAACCTATTGCGTCTTTTCTCATAGCATAATGCCTACAATCATACCGCGCAGTTTATCGCCATAGAAATAGCAGGGATCGGGATAACTACGGAAATCGAAACGATTTGCAACCTTATTAATTAATAGCAGTTGATCTAAATTATAACATCCTTTTCCAGGTGAAGCAGGTGTTGTTATAATTGTGCCTGTTTCGTCGTCTGGAGTTGTTGAAACGTTACCTTCATTAAAATATACGCGCCTGTTAAACTCTAAGAAGGGTTTTATTTCTTCTAAGCTTTTGAATAGATTTGGGTCAATTTGAATTGCGTCGTTTTGTCTGCTTAGAAGTTTATTAATATCGGGCCATTCTTGAAGCTGCAATATTGTGGTCAATCGCTTACCGTCTTCGTAATGAAATGTAATCTGCTTTGCGTCCATTTGAAAACTTACAGGCTCTAAACCAATGCGCAGAAGTTCTTTAATTGCAATATAAGGCACTGTCATTGTTTTAGGAAACGAATAACCTAACCAATACTGAAGGACTGTAATATTGTTAGTTGAATAAGCAGCGCCTTCTTTAAACAATACGGCGCAGGACCAAGGGCGATTGGTATCTTGAGAAACAAAAGGTTCTAAAGTTTTAAGCGCGGGTAGAATAGGGCGAGTTAGTTCTGTAACTTCTCCGCTAACTGTAAATTCAGGTATAGTATTGGAGTCTATGCAGTCAATAAACGTTTTGAATGCTCCACTGGACACAATTAAACGACCCTTTTTATTAATGATCATCGAAATAGTTTCGGAACATGCGTCTATTGCTTTTATAAACTGTTTTGCGTTTGGTGCAACGTCAACGTCCATGTCGATAGGCGAAGATAACGACATTGCACCATTGCAGCCTGTAACCCTGCCGTCGCGTATCAAGAAATGCGTTAGCGCGGGTATGAAATCCCTTGTAGCTACTGCGCCTTTTACAAACTTTAATTTTTCTAACATAATAAATTGTTGCGCCCCCTGTTCAAACACGACTAAGAACTAGGGAGCGACTTTATCACCTGGCTACAGGCGTAAATTAATCAATGGTTGTTTTGAATCTATCGGTGTTCGGTTGTTTTTTATTGTTTAAGAATCCTTCTACGTCGTGAAACAAGGCCCATTGGCTGTACTGATTTCTAGCGGTGCCGTCGTTAATTTTCTTATTCTTCTTACAGGCTTTTAATACTTCAGAACGTTCTGCAGGGCGACCTTTTTTTATAGATATTTCGTCTGCAACATCCCAAACCCTAGCGTAAGCAGTGTTGACGCGCGGAAGTTCTACGCCGTTTTTAATAGGTTGTTTTGATTTCATTTTGCAATAACTGTTGGAACGTCATACGGCGGGAAACCTCTAACATCAAAACTATAATCCATAATCTTAGGATATTTTTGATTGGTTTGCACACGAATAAAGGCAGGTGCGTCTAAGGTAGAGATTCTATTTAAAACTGTAGTTATTGTGTCAGGTGGCGGCTGTTCGCTTCTAGCTTTCCACCAGTCGCGCGCTTTCTTTCCTGCAAATCCTTCATGTTCAAAACACATCCATTCGCTAAATATACGCATTCCGCAAGTATAACTAACTTTCAAACTATCAGGTGCGTTGCGCCCTGGATGTCTATTATACACAATATTAGTAACTTCGAAAACGTGTATTTCAGGCTCTTTAGTTTTGCGAATCAATTCTTCGCTTGAAGCATGTTCTTTCAGTTTGGTTTGTTTAGGAAATTCTTCGCCGCATTCTTCGCAGTGTGTTTTTGATATGTGGTTATATGTGCCGCAATGCTCGCAAAGTCTTATAGGAGGCGCGCCTTTTCCACCGCTACCACGACGCCTTGGCAATACAGGGTCGTTGATTGGTCCTAAGCGTTTAGTGTTACCTGCGAAGTCAAGAACTAGGCAATTCTGTTTACCTTCAAGGGGGCGCGTGCCTCTACCTAACATTTGAACCCAAAGGTTAGTCGATAACGTAGGACGTAAAACCGCAATCAAATCTATATCGGGCGCGTCAAACCCTGTAGTAAGTATGTTGTTATTTACCATTGCGCGAAACTTACCTTCTTTGAAATCGCTAATAAGTTGGTCGCGTTCTCCGTCCTTCATCTTACTATGGACAACAGCGCAAGGTATGTTTCGCATGTCGAACATGTCTTTGACATTACAAGCGTGTGTTACACCTGCAGCGAACACTAACCATTTCTTACGGTCCGCGCCTTGTTCTATTATTTCATTAACTGCGCGTTCTGTTATTTCGTCTTGGTCCACTGCAGCTTGCAATTGATTTAAAACATAATCGCCGCCTGATAACTTAACGTCTTTAACATCCAGTTCCATAGAAGGACGTTTAGCAACAAGCGGCGATAGGTAGCCTTCAGCAATCAACTTATTGAATGCATCCATGCTTGCTATGTCGTAGCAAATATCTGTAAAAATTCCGCCTTCATCTGTTAACATACCTTGACCTAATCGGTAAGGCGTTGCTGTGAAACCTACCACCTTGACTTTAGGATTAAACTTTTTAATAGCGTCGATAAATCTGCGGTAAACGGTGTTTTGTTTGTGGGGAATCAAATGTGCTTCATCGACTAATATTATATTTGTAGAAGCGAATAATTCAGGTTTCTTAGCGCATGTTTGAATACCGCCGTAAGTTATCTGATAACCTGCTTGCTTCTTCTTTAATCCTGCGCTGTATATCCCTGCAGGTGCATTGGGCCAAATAGTAACAAGCTTATCCATATTCTGTTCTATAAGCTCTTTAACGTGCGTTACCATTAGTATACGGGTAGTAGGGTAGTAAGTTAACGCGGACTTAATAAAGTCGGCTATAACAAGGCTCTTACCTGTTCCTGTAGGCATTACAACAAGCGGGTTGCCTTTATCCTTAACAAAATAACGGAAAATGCTTTTCTTTGCATCTGACTGGTAGTAGCGAGGTGTCATTGCAATGTCATTAGTTTAAATACTTTAATAAAATTTTGTATTTCGCCTAATTCGGGGTTAAGTGCAAGAGACTCCGCAAATAAGCAGAACATCAGTGTAAAATAGAATAATATTAAACATATTATAGCTGTAACTAACCATTCGAACACCTGTTCTATTATTAAATCACTCATCCCTTAAAATCCTCAATGAATTCGTGAAACTCGCATCCTTTAACCATAAGTTCTTTACTTATTTCTAAGGCTTTAGCGGCACAATCCCATTTACCGTCTTTAACTGGAAAGGAATGTTCACATGTTCTACAATTCTTTTCAGCCTGCGCTTTAGGAAAGTGACATATATCTGAATAGTCACAAAACTTACATTTATAATATCCAGGGGATTCGCTTAATCTCTTAGGAGTGCGTTTTGCGTAAATTATATCTCTAGAACGATTGATAAACTGTTCGCCAACGCTTCTATCTAAACGAACAATCTCCATAAATAACGAATCATCGTTTTTATTTACAGCGCAATACAAGCCATACTCTAGGTTTTTCTTATGCATGTAGATTTGCATTTGTACATAATGCTGATACTTAGAAGCAACTAATCCGTCCTTCAATAAAGCTTTATATGATTTATCTCCATGCGTTTTAAATTCTGCCAAACAAGGTGCGTTTAATGGTATGTCGGGAACCTTTTTTAGAACGCCGTCTAAGCTACCGCCAAAGTGCCCTTCTACATCTGAGCATTTGTATTGCTTGCCGTCTTCCTCTAACCAAGCATCGCAACCTATACGTCTAAGAAGACTACCAAAAACCGCTTCTTCTCTGTGCCCCCTGGCAAATAACCGTAACATACGGGACTCCCAAGAGGCTTTAAGGGACCATCTAAAACTATACCAGATTTCCCTGGGGCAATCCTTTCCGATAACCGACGCGCCAAGGTGGTTACGGAATCCTTCTGTAAAGTCTTCT